AATAGTGCATTGATACCAGAACCCTCAAAGTCATAATCCGTAAACTCATCTTGGTTACGCATGAAAGTTTTTAAGTTCGATTTGATATCATCGAAGTCTAAGTCTGTTACGTTTAATCTTTTGTCTGTAGTTGCCATTATCGTATTCTCTCTAAGTTGAATGACATATCAACAAGCTCTGATGGAGAATTGTCTATGTAAAATTCTACTGTTACCTCATACTGATTGTTGTCAAAGTTTGGATTAACTATAACACCAGCAAGTGTAACCCTTGGTTCAAAGTTTGTGATTGTATCTTCAATCAATTTTCTTAATGTGTTTGAAACAAATGGTGTCATGTTCTCAAACAATAAATCCCTCACACCAGACCCAATCTCTGGATGAAAAGGTTTTTCGTAATGATTATACATTACAAGATTTCTTACACTTCTCTTGATAGCCGCAACATCAGTTAACGGAGTCAAGGTTTGCTTCACTGGATGTTTCGTGAAGTTGAGATTTAAATCTTTGTATACCTTTGCACTACGACTTGATTCGTTAGTCAACTGTGCATCTCTGTATGCGGATTGTACTGCCATCGTTATCTCTCTTTGTATTATTTAGTCTGTTTATCCACCAGCAAAAACATTTCCAGAACCAGATGCAGATGCATTTGGCACCCAAGAACCATGACCACCAGTAGCATCACCTTGTCGATGAACTCCTCTACCATTTACGAATACTGTACCAGAACCAGCAGTTGCTGGGTCACCACAAGAAGTCGTATCACCAATTCTAGTTGTTGATGCACCATTTGTAAATACATCGCCTGAACCTGTTGCGTATGCAGTTTGGTGAAACGGATTTGGTGTAGGACTTGCGTGACCTACATGACTATCTAATCCTACTCTTGTTACAGCGGGCATATCATCTCCTAGTTCAAATCAATTCTTGCGGCATCAATATCCACGTTACCAGAAACCGCTGTGGTTTGATTTCCACTATATGTTTCCGAAACATCTCCAGCGACTGTCTCTGTTTTAACACCACCGTAAATGTGTGCGACAGCACCAACCACGTTTTCGTTTTCAAGACCAAGAATTGTTTTGGTTCTGAATCCTGTTAATGTTGTAGAGTGTGTATTCAGAACAACATTGCTTCCAAATGATTCTGTTACGTTGCCCTTGACAACTTCATTCTTGTTTCCGTCAACTTGAATATCCCAATCACCTTTGATATATGTTTTGCAGTTGGAGTCGATTGTAAGATTGACATCACCTTTAATATTGCAGAAGTTACTACCAGCAACTATCTCATAGTTCTGTCCAACCACTCTGGTTACCTTGTTTCCGTCTGCATCAATCTCTGTGAATGTACCACTCTTATGTTTCTGATATATTCTTTCCGCATAGGGTGTGTCATCGTACTCAACGATGTGTCCACTCTCTGTTTCAAAAGAACGATTGTATGGATATTCAGTGTTCCTTCTTTTATAAGGAGCAACTCTATCTTCTTTTGTTTCTGGATTGCGACCTTCTGCGTCTGCACCACGAATAGAATCATCCGTAGTCTTTGGTTCTTTCCATGTGATAGCGGTAAGGTCAGTATTTGTTGCCAGTTTGTCTGTCCATGTTGCTGCAATATCCACAGTGAAATCTGCATCACCTAGAATCTTTTTCTCGTTTGCGGTAGGTACTTCTTCTGTTACCGCACCATCTCGTTCTTCTATCTCTGGATGAATATTATTTTCATCATTCTTTGCAAGTCTGGATACGTCACTGTCTTCTGTTCTTAATGGATAGGGCCCATAATCTGGTTTGTATGTGTATGCTTCCTCACTTTGAGTCGCACCTTCATTGCGAGGGTCATTAAAACCTTTATCGACTGTTTGAGATTCGGATGGAACGCCAGGCAATGTTCCGATAACAATTGGTTCTTGCAATTGGTCTGGGTCACGAAAGAAACCAACAACCCAACTACCCTCAACAATGAAAGGCATACCCTCACCTAGTCCACCCATTGAACTAGTTGTTGTGGGCATCATAACCCACGACCAAGGTAAATCTGCTGTTGGGATTTTTTCTACATCGTTTGTGTGATATCCAACACAACGAACACGAACACGACCAAGTTTATCTGGGTCATCTCTATCTTCAACGACACCAGTGAACCAGATGAAACCATCTCTGCCTAAAAAATTCTGCATATTAAAACAATCCTTTATTGGATTATTTATACAGAAAGGGGGAACAAAATGTTCCCCCTTGATTGGCGCATCCTACAGGACTCGAACCTGTGACCTACGGTTTAGAAGACCGTTGCTCTAATCCAGCTGAGCTAAGGATGCATTGTTCTAAATGAATTCTAACATCTTTGGATATGGTGTTCCCATAAGGAACGCATCGCAGATGTCAAACTCAAACTCCTCACCGTCTGGTGTGGTGGCAACGTAGGTTGCTAACTCCTCTGTGGTAACACCCATCTCCTCGCAGTAAGTCTGCATTGCAGAGTAAAAGGTGTTAGAACCAAAATACTTAATAGACATTACATATTCTCCATGCACTCTTTGTAGTATTCTTTTACGAAACTCTCATCAACAATCTCAACGTCTGGGTCTTGTTTAACGAACCCAATAACCTGTTGAATGTTTTCACACTCTGCTTCTATTGCGGCATGAACACTTTCTTCCATGTCCATAATCCAACTTTTTACTTTTCCCATAACTAACTCCTCTCTAATCGTTGTAGTTTTTATATAAGATGTAAGCACCAGTACCAACCAATGTCATACCAATGCAAATTACAAACACCATTTGTTCCATAGTGTTTGCATATTCTATGCAGTCTCCATCGCAATCACCAGCAGAACCAGCGATTGCAATCAATCCAGCAATAATAAAGAACGAACCCAAAATGTTTTTCAATAGTACCATTACGCAGCCTCCACAACTTCATAGTCTTTACCGAACTTACCAACATTCAAGTGAACGTAGTATGCAGTGTCAAAGTAATCAGTCATTGAGTCACTGTTGTCATACCACTTCTTCTCACCAGCGGTCTTTGCAATCTTGACAATCTTGTCAAAGATAGCGGCATTCTCTTTACCATAAAAGTCACCAGTGTGGTAAGTGTTAATCTGGTCATACCCATCGTTCTGACCAAGAGTACCTTTCTTGTACTCATGAGTATAACGGTCAAAGTATTCAAACTCTGCAAACGCAGGGCCTTTCATCATCGAAATCGTGACACTAGAATGGTGGTCACGAACAACAGAAAATTTGTACTGAGGCATCTCCGCCTTCAGTGCATTCCGAATTTTCTTGACATCTTCAGTAGAAATATAAGCCATAATTTAAGTTCCTCTCTCAGTTTCTATAATCATATTATCATTGTTTTCATAACAAGTCAAGCACTTTTTTGAAGTTTTTTTCTTCAATAAAATCAAGTAGTTATCCACTCAACATTGTTGTCAGCAAGGATAATATCACGAACTCGTTCACGGTCAAGCGAATCACCCCCACCCCACTCAAGTGATTCGCTCTCACCGATTTGAGTGATGTAGGACTGTACACCATTGATAACCATTTGATTGGTCATACCCTTGATAGGATAGATACCAGACTTTTCATTGTAGAACGAATCCACATAAGCGATAAAGTCACATAGAGTATTCACGATTGTATTTGTATTAGTCATAAGTCACCTGTGCTGCATAATCAATTTCATCGAAGATTGCTTCTAGTTCTGCAATCTTTTCCTTACACTTCATTTTCGCAAATCCAGTGCCAGGGGTTTTCTTTTTCTTGCGTTCTAAAGACTTCAACATATCTTTGAAGAACACATAGTCATTTTGCAATTTTGTCAATTCATCCATTATACAATCTCCAAATCATCAGCAGTAAACCGTTTTACTGCACCATCTTCAAAATAGATAGTGTAGTATGTAACACCATCCACATCCTCAATAGAACCAATCCGTCCTACCATACCATAATTAGTTTTTACCAAAGTATCAAAAGTCATTAGGCTGCCTCTCCAAAAAGTTTACCCATACCTTCAAACACAATGTTGTAAGCAGTACACTCATAACACCAATGTTCAAAGAAGTCATCATCGTCACCGTAAATCATTTCATCCTTCTCACCCTTGTAGAAGGCGTTCTGGTCATCGACATAACGATTCCAAACATCGTTCATATATTCCATACCTTCAAGAAGGTTATCATTCGCACGACCCTTGATGATGCGAACCGCCTCATCCCAAGTCATACCCTCAACTACATGGAAATCATTCATACGAAACATAGTTACTACCTCTTTCTCTTGACTATACATATACTATACCAATGTTCTTATAACAAGTCAAGCACTTTTTTCACATTTATTTTCTCAATAATATCAGTGACTTACGAGTCGGATTTTTGGATTTTTTCAGAAGGGAAGAGGTTTTTTCAGCGAATCGTACAGATGATTCGCAAAGTGATTCGCAGTGGTGCCCCCAGCGAGACTCGAACTCGCACGACTAAAAGTCTCAAGATTTTAAGTCTTGTGTGTCTACCTATTCCACCACAGGGGCAGTTCCACCACTAGGGAAGGGTTATCATACCATCCCAAGAAGTTGTTAGTTCTGCAACTTTTAGTAATACGCAGAATGCAAATAGTTCAATCATATCATCACCAATAATAGTTAAGGATTATATAGAACAGAACACCGACAGGTATTCCGATAACATAGACACCGATAACATCAACCCACATAATACTTTCCGATGCCTAAGATAAGTAACACACCTAGTACCGTGTTGAGTAGAGTAAGAGCTCTGTCATGCCATCGCAGACCTACGAATGTCCATCCGATTACTCCCAACAAACTGAACACCATATCATAGAGGTGTAATTCAAGACTGCGACAGACAACTGCGGCAATCACCAGAAGGGTACTCACCCACTTCACATACCATGTGAGGTCATGTAGAGGAGTAACCTTATTGTGATTCTTTTGCATTCTTCTGACTTTCCTGTATCTGATAAATTCTATCCCATTCACGTTCTTCTTGTTCACTCAAAGGAGTCATGTCCACGGTATTCGTATCACCTAATGCCTGTCTCCATGTAACAGAGTTACTAGGGAAGTTCTTTTCTTTCTCTTCAGATTTTGGGGGGTGGGGGTCTATCAACTTAGACCATCGTTTCAGTTTGTTTCGTTTACGTTCCACTCCCTGTTCAATCTCAGTCCATGAGATAACATCCCAATCCTGTAACAGTTCTATCATTGCGTATACATCTGATATTTCCTGTTTGAGTTCTGTCTCAGAATCAGAGTGAGCATAGAGTTCTCCTCTACGCAATGCCTTTGAACAGGCCTGTATGAGTTCACCGCATTCTTCCATTGTGATGACTAGAAGTTCCTGTCGTGCGTCTAGGTCTTTCATCTGACTCATGAGACTTTCACCGCAATGTAAATGCATAGACCAATGATGAATAGTTTGCCATAGTCTAGGTCAAAGTCCGTACCTTCTCCGAACTTCTTTCTGAATTCACTTAGTTTCATTTATTTCTCCGTATCTTTATTGCATTTATAGATTATCAATCCCCTCTCAGTTTCAAGGGGGGTATCATTAAGAGCCACCTTACCATACTCTCAACCAAATGTCAAGTACTAATCACCCATCATATAGTATCCCTTTGCGAACACCTTGAAGTTGGTGCCGTCCTGTTCAATGACAGACAACTCCGTACCTGTGAAGTACTCGACTGCCGCTCTGAATGGATTCAACAATGCAATCGGAATAGTACCAGAGATAGGTAACTTCCAATCAGGCATACCATCTGTCAGTACATTGAAGTAATGCGTAAGACACTCCTTCTCTACAGTATACCGAACCGCATCAGGCAGTCTCGCATACTCTGGTGTCTGCATAAACTTCCACTTGGTAAACGCATTACCTACAGCGAAGTCCTTATTGATGTCTGCAATCTCCTGTGCAGTAAACTCTTTTGTACTCATAACAACTCTCCTCTAAGCAGCAACTCTCAGTAACCTCTGAACATCTGCATCCTTGAAGTCACCATTAGTACCCCAATTACGAAACGCAGAACACTCCGTACCATCCTTAGCACAGAGGTCGAACATAGGACAGGTATCACAAGGACACTCTCTCTTGTTCTCAGGCCCTGTATGAACCTCTATAGTATTGTACTGATAGTCGTTCTCTGGGTCTTTAACACCTTTACCCATATACGCCTCTGCATCAGTCCAAATCATAATATCTCTCATAAACAACTCCTTTATTAATCTCTTTTCTCACTCTACATACAGATTATATCAGCGTGTCAAGGGATTGTCAAGCACTTTTCTCACTTTTTTTCAATAAAAAAACCCTTATATATCAAGGGTTTACAGGGGGGCTGTGGACAACTCTGGGTTGTTCTGGGAACATCTGGGGGTCTGGCACAGCGAATCGGCATGATTCGCACAGGTGATTCGCAAAAAAATGGCGATAGACGACAGGATTTAAAGACAAGACACTACTATTCTTTTTAACCTTTTTAATGTTTATGGGGAATCATGGTCTGGCATGGGATATCATGGGTTTTCTTTCCGCATCTTCAGTAGAGCATCAAATTCATTCATCCTCTGTCTATTGTGATGTCTCCACCATAACCAATATGACCTTATACTATCAGGCATTATAGTCCATACTATACTACATGGTCTACTCTCTCCATTGGATAAGACTTGATTCCATCTACCCCATTTACCTATCTTTGATAGACCTACTACTGATGGGTATTCTACCATCCATATTTCCTTGCATTCTCTTGGACTTGTTTAACAGTTCTAAGGATTTCTTCTCTAGTCTTCTCGCTTCTCTTAGTATCTTGTCCATTTGTATCGTTAGTGGAAAGTTCACTATTGTACTCATCTGGTACTTTTCCCCATCCTACTGTTCTATCCCATTCCCTTTGTGTATATTTCATCTTTTGGTCTTCCTCTCGCTCGTGAGCGTACCCATCTCTCTTCAGACACGATGAATTGGTATAATACTGATATGCATAGAATTGAACAGATGAAACGAGTCATGCCCATTCACCTATCTTGATTGCGTCTTCTAGTCGTATGCGTCTACCTTTATCATACTTACCTATCTCTGGTACATACCATTCTGTCAGTGAATATCGTTGTTCTATTTCTCTTGTAGTCATGATACCACTTGTTCCACCTACGTTAAAGGTGATGTTCACATATGGATAGTCGTGTTCTTTATAGTACTTTTCTTTTCTTGCAAGACGATTACAATAACGATAGTTTGACGGCCATTGAGGATTCCACTTCTTGTAATAGTCTACCTCTACCAGACCTACAATAGTGTTATCGTCTGTGCATCTAATACCTAAGTCTACCTTCATCTCACCCAATGGGTCTACCTCAATGCGATAGTTCTTGTTGGGGTCTATGTTGAAGTACTCATATAGGTACTTATATAATACAGGACAGGTTTTGACCATTCTCTTGAATGCATCTCTCTGTTCCTTGTCATCAAAACCCTTTATACCAGCAAGACGTTTCTTGTCTGCGTAATTCACATAATTCATTGCATTCACCATAATCTGTTTTGTTTACCAATATGCCACAGGATGTATAATAACAGACATCCTACAAATAACCAAGGATTGTATCCTAATCGTTCTAATATCATCTGTGATACCCCAAACAATAATTTTCTGCAGCGTTCTCTGCATATGACTCACTATGAAATACCACTTCATCACCGTATTCTGTTTTCATAACAACTGTCTCCACCAACTCACCGTCTAACCAGTAATCGACTTCCCAATGATTGTTTGCATTCTTGAATATAGAAGCGGTGCGATTGTCGTACTTATCCACTCCCATGTGTTTACTATAAAATATTCTTCCTTCTACCATAATTCTAACACCCTTCCGTTTCCTACTATAATGAACAGACACGTTACAATGTGTAGTACAACCCATGCTGTTCTAATGAGTAACATACCTATATCATATGGTGCAGTCTTTTCATCACTGTAACTACCTAGTGCATACTGCCATATCTTAAATATGTAATTCATCTACTCCAATATTCCTCTGCGAATTGTTGTTCTAACTGATATATTTCATCCTTGAGTTTGAGTTTCTTGACCTTCTGTTCCTTGGTTAAATTACTCTGTTTGTTTAATACTGCGTGTTCTACCTTTAATTGACTTATGTAATCTCTTAGTTTCATTCGTAAAACTCCATTTTTGTTCCGTTGTCAGCGGTGCGTGTAACCTTGGTCATTACACCCTGTTCCTTGGTTTCCTTGACCTTCTTCGCCCACGCAGTCTCTTGTGCCTTCTTCTTTCGATGTCTGCGTTGCGTGTTTCTACGTTTGCGTTTGACCTGTTCCTGTAACAATGACTGATTTGCAGCGACTAGTAGAAGTACTGCAAGAGGGTCAAATACAAACACTATGATGAGGATGACTCCTCTAACCGCATCTTCAAGTACTCCTGTCGTGCTCTCTCCGTAGATAAGTTCGGCGATGTACTTGATTGGGCCGACTTCTGCTTCAATTGCAATTCTGTCTGCGTTGAGTTGAGACTTCTTCTCCGTGAGTTCTGCGATAGTATCTGTTGATTCATCAATCGTAGCGTTGAGTTCATTTCGTTCCCCCTGTTGGTCTTTACGAGCGTTCAGTCCTTTGGTCACTGCACCTAGTTCTACATACTTCTCTAATGCGTTGTCTAACTGCAATAGAGTATTCTCTGCACGTTCTATCGTGATACGCTCTCGTTGAATCTTTGAGTCGATTAATTCTATTTGAAGTGTGTTGTCTGAATTGACTGTGGTTTGTTCGATATGGGCCTTGGATAAAAATCCGAAAATACCCATAGACGTAATAAACATCAGTATAACCACTGCACTGATAAGATACGTCTTGAGTAATACTGGTGTTCTCTTCCAGTGATGATACACCCATGCGGCGGTCACCAACTTACCTGTTTCAAGAACAACTCCCATTACTGCAATAGGAATTACTGCCGAACTGAAAATTGCAATCAGTCCGATTATACTATAATAGGCTGCGACTGCACTGATAGCGAGTGCAGTCAGTAGTGTCAATAACGCAAGTATCATGTTACCAATCTGGTGAGCTCAATGGTGTTGTCTCTTGCGAGTCAATATAGTCATCACCATGAAAACGTCTGGTGACGGTATATTTTATTAACTTACCATTGTGGTCTTTGACATACTTGGTATGCTCTTCCATGACGATTTTACCGTCTGGTTGAGACATAAACTTGTCTGGTTCATAGGTCATCTCTGAAATCTTACCGTATATGTTCTACCATTGTGTGTGAACGTGACTGTCGAATGCGAGTACACTCTTACAGGTGTCTCTGTATATCTAGTCTCCACTCTACAGACCTGTCTTGTACCACCTGTTGCAGTACTGTTATTGTGACCAATCATACCACCAAGAATAGCACCGATTGCACCACCATTTTTTACATCACCGACATTGTTGCCGATAACACCACCGATGATTGCACCTTTTAGCATATCACCAGACTTGTCACCACTCGTTTGTTGGTCATAACATACTTCCACTTGATGTGGTGTTTTGTTGATGACCTCTTTATAATGGTCTTGTGTTGTTTCTGCAACTGCCTGTGATGATGCAAACATCAATACTGTTGCAACCCCTATCATAACGTATTTCATGTTATCTCCGTTTTCCTGTCATTGGGTCTTTGATTTCTTCTGTGGATAACACCTGTAATCCACCCTTGTTGTACGCCTGTCCAATGACAGCACTTCCAGTGTACAACGGTTTACTTTTTTTCAGTCCATTACCTACCTTATCAGATGTTGGTATGGTCTTGCGATTGTCGTAGTTGCCCCACAACTCGTCCAGACTCAATGGTTTGAATTCTCTTTGTCTCTGCTCCTTTGGAACATAACCTAATTTCTTTAAATATTTATCTTGTTCAAGTTGGGCCTTCTGCATAGATGCAGTGACCTTACGCTTCTTTCTCTTCTTGAGATTCGTGTCCGTGTAATACACGGGCATCAGATGCATTCCGCTCATTATATATACCTTCCATCAATATGTCCATCGGCAGATTGTCGATAGACTCACCATATTTTTCTGCAAGTTCCGTAAGGGTCAATGTATCGTTGCCCCATGTTTTGGTAACTTGCGAATCAACGCAAATAACACAGTACCCCAATAGTTCTTGCCCCACTCACTCATGGGTCTTTCCAAGATACCATGCACTTTGTCAATACGCCATTCTAACAATTCTAATTCTGTCATAATACTACCTTTCGTCATCATTGTCAATAAGTTTTGCGACTTGTTGTATGAACAACCGATTAATAACGTGTTCGTTACGTTCATACGGCGAAACGTCCAGACTGCACACTTCCTCAAACATATCGTGTACAAAGTCGTGGTCATCATATGTCTTCTGTTCTACAAACTTGTAGATTGTCCAATCCCACTTAACAACGTCACCGTCATCGTGTTCCATGAATCCAAGTTCATATCCCTTGTGTTCAAACCGTGGTGTCCAATCACGATATTTCGCAAACAACATTACTGCGGGCCTCCAACTGCAACCATCTTCTTCATAATTCCTGTGACTGCCTCTTCTGTCAACCAACCCTTTACAGTGTCACCATCCTCAGTGATGCCAGGCATCTCTAACATTTCATGACCCTTGAACACTGCAATCTCATACAGACCACCAGTGCCACCATATGAACCAGAATGTCTTATAACCGACAGTTCATAGTCTCCATATACTGCTCTCGCACTGACCCCATCAAGGAAGTCAACAAACTTCAAATCACTAAAGTTTTCCATCATGCGGCCTCCTTCATCCATCGTTGTAGTGTGGGAACATCAATACCCAGCGACTTCGCAAGATTCTTCTCTTCCTCAATCGCTTCCTTTTTCATTTGTTCTTCCCACTTGCGTTCACGTTCCATTGACTCACAGGCATCGTCAAAGATTTTCTCAATCTCTGCATCTGTCATAGATGCAAAATCAAAAGAACGAGCATACGATTTACTGTATGCGTCTGCAACAGCATAGTATGCATCCTCTTCAAGATTGATGCGGTTGAACTCCTTTAGTGTACCAGAAGGTACACGCTCTGACCAATACTTGGTGTCAGAGGGTTCGATATACATTCCCATCCAACAGTTAGGTTGTTTGGAAAACTCAATCGCCTCTGCACGTTGAGCATTGATAACGTCCACAAGTTCTTTTTCCATCACATATTCCATCGAATCACTCCTCTATTATCTATATACATAATACCTGTTTTCACAACAAATGTCAAGAGTTTTCTACAACTTTTATTAACTTTTGTTTGAGTGTAACAAGACTATCCTCATTTGCCTGATATCTGATTCCGATACCACCCTTTGCAGTCCATCGTCCTACATTGTCTGGTTTGTCATCAATCAAGACATTTGGTTTCCCATCAATCCTGTCTGTTGCAAACTGTTCTTTTCGACCAGTGAAGATAAGGTTCTCCACCTTAGGCATAATGAAGTGTCTGGTCAACCAAACTCTCTTCCAATATGCAGAGTTGTCTCTATCACCCCTCAGCGGTGAAGAACAGATACCCCAATCATCACCGACCAGAGTTTGTACAAAGTTAACTAACTCCATAGTCGATGGAAACGTATCAAGTGTATTGAAGAAGTCAGTACCCTGTAGTTCCTGTATCGACTTCTCTTTATTCTGGATTTGTTTCCAGTGGTCTTTTCCAAAGTGATTTGCAAACCCCTTAAAGAAGTCTGCAAGAACACCATCCATGTCTAAGTATATTTTCATCATATATTTCCTTCTCGTATCTTTTCCATACGCATGACACTTTCAATCCACTTCTCTGGTGTCATGATATGTTGTGATACGGTTACTTTCAATTTGTTTTTCTTGAACTGACCTTTGAGCATCTTTGCGAACTCCGTTCCAAAGAACCGTGAGGACAGTTTGATTACATCCCTACGAAATCCAATGTCATGATGCATATTACCACAGAGGTGAGCAAACTCATGAATGATTGTGTAAGGACAGTTAGTCTCTGCAAGACGCATACATCCGTATCCAGTTGCCTGACCAGCAGTGCGTCCACGAAAGTGTGCAAGTTCCAAAGTTGGACTACGATGACCAGAACGTGACGCATCTGTTTTCATACAAAGGTCTTGATAGGTCTTCGACTTTACAATCTTCTTGAAATATCGTTCTGACTGTTTCCAGTTCAGACGTTTGAATTTTGTAGATTCTGGATACTTACTCTTATATTCTGCAATCGCAGCGAACTCTGAATTGTAGGTCTTCTGACGACCAGCATCCTTGAAGTTTGCCTTACCAGTTTTGATTACCTTGTTTTTCTTAGTCCAGTAATTCGCATACTTATTTGCATATTCATGAGACATGATTTTTGCAGCAGCTTGATACGCATCGGTTGAAGTGTTGTACATAATATAAAGTCCTCTCTCAGTTTCTATAATGATTCTACCACACGATTACATGAATGTCAAGATGTTTTCACAACATTTTTTAATGCAATTCGTGGTCTTGCCATGTCCACTCTATAGGATGAAGTGTCGCACGTTGACCTATAACGACTATATCATGTTCCCAATCTATGTCACCATGAGAACGCCAGTCGTGGTGCATATGCCAGAAATCTGGTTCACCCCAAACACGTTGTGCAGCAGTCATCTGGTCATCACGAACACCTATGAAATGTACTACTGTCATAATATCTCCAAAACAAAAATCGAAAGAAGGCAAGGGTAGGTCAACTGGGTTAAACTTGGATAGTTTCTATGTGGGTAGTGAATCCGTAGAAGTCCAAATCACTAACAGTATCGTTCCTTGTCACTCCCTTCTCTCAATATATGTACATTATACACTATTCGCCTACCTTTGCAAGCAAAAAATAAACCCCTGTAAATACAGTGACTTACAGGGGTGCAATTTGTTTAAAAATGTGTGATTTTTGCGAATCGGTGCGAATCGTGGGATTCCCTAGAGTTTATCTAGTGCGGTCTTTCTTTCTTAGTTCCTTTGCAATCCATGCTTTTGCTATGCGATTGTTAACCTTTTTACGAACTAATGTCATACATCGTTTCCAGACCTTTTCAAATACGTCTTCACCAGCATTGTTGTTGTCTACGACAATAAAGTTTGACCCACCAAATAGTCTCTGGAACTTACCAATGTTCTGTTGCACTGCATTCCACATTCTGGTAACTTCATCCGATGCAAGTGTACGTTTGCGTTGTAGATTACGCTCTTGTGCAGTCTCAAGAGAAGTGTTTACAAATATCATGTAGGTTTCGTATCCAAGCGCCTTTAAACCAGAAACTTGATTTGCAATCTTGTCGTAATCTTTACCAGTTCCGTCAATGATGAGTCCTAAACGTCCTTCAAGGAAATTACCTTTCATACGAGAGGTAACACCCTTTGCACGCCCACGAATCTCTTGTCCTTGGTCTGAATAAATGTCCTCTGGTGTGGTATCGAGTCCAGCGTCCTTTAACATCTTCTCATAGATATCATCACTGTTGACAATCTTCATACCAAGACCACCAGTGGTTCGTCTAACTACATACGACTTACCACTGCCAGGCCCACCAGCAAGGAAAATCGCCTTAAATATGTTGGGGTCGTAAACTCCCTCTTGTAATTCGTGAAATGTTTTCATAGTCTACTTTCTCTAACAACTCTTTTATATATTTATGTTCTTCTGGTTTCATAGGTTCTAACTCCCTTGATTGTCTCTGCAAATTAGTGAACTTTTTTAGTTTCTGTTTTTGTTTCGCTTTCATGTGAATTCCTTCTCTATGTGATTTAACTATCATGACAAAGATTTCTTGAG